TGCAGGTAGAAAAAATCGTATATGTATCCTGTAATCCCAGTACTTTAGCAAGAGATTTAAGATTTCTCGAAGATAGAGGATATAAGGCAATAGAAGTGCAGCCGGTGGACATGTTTCCTCATACGAGTCACGTTGAGACGGTTGTTCTTTTATCCCACAAAAAACCTGACGATTTTATCAGTATAAAAATGGACTATAGTGAGGACAGAGAAACCAAGCCAGACCGTGTTACCTACAAGCTCATTCAGCAATATATCGAATCAAAATACGGGTTTAGGGTTCACACAGCTTATATAGCTGAAGTCAAAAGAAGCTTAGGCCTGCCGATGTACGACGCACCTAATGCGGTTGAGAAATTAAAACACCCATATAAACCTGCCACACCGCACAAGGTAGAAGCTATCATAGACGCCTTACGACACTTCAAGGTCATAGATTAAGAACCCTCTCAGAGCGATTTTATTCGCCGAGAGGGTTTCTCTTTATCCGCAGCCTGCAAGTACTATTAGCGATTTACAAGCGTCAGGGTCTTTTCCATCCAGCCAAGTTTCAAGATTGCTTATTGATATTTCTTTTTGAAAGTCGATGCTTTCTTGGTCGCACTCACTGGGAGGGTGTTCAATCGTACATATAAGTGCTGTGACTGGCTCTCCCAATGTGTAGCCATCGTACATAGGATATTCGTCAGTTAGTTCCCAATCAGGAGGGAGTTCGTTGAACAAAGACTGCAGGTACAATTCACTGAAGCCGATTTCAAGTTGTGTGAGCTTACCGTCTTGGTCTTTATCTGTATAGCATTTAGCGTAAGATACCTTAAAGCCTCGATGTATAAGCATTTGCACAATCCTTATAAGCTCTACGCTGACTGTGATTGTTTTAGTGGTACACTTACAGCAAGGCTTAGACCAGATGTCTGCATATAGTTCAAAGCACGACGGACACATAGTCATCATACATCTACCTCCTCCTTCACTAATTTATAGAAAGTAGTTCTTTTAAGATTAAGTGCCTGCATAGTTTCAGTGGCAGTTTGCTCGCCAGCCTTCCACTTGCGTACCTCATCCATAAAATCTTGTGGGATTTTAGTCTTAGGCCTGCCAAACTTTATGCCTTTCTTGCGAGCCGCAGCAACTCCTTCTGCCTGACGTGTTTTGATTTTTATTCGCTCTTTCTCACTCAAGTAGGCGAGTAATTCAAAAATTATATTAGATATAAGCTGTTTTTCAAGGTCACTTTTATCGGCAGTAGAGAGTACGGGTATATCAAGTACTACAAGGTCAACTCCCATCTGCCTGAGTTCTTGCCACTCACTTTTTATTTGCTCGTAATCACGTCCGAGCCTGTCCATTTCTTTGATAACAAGTATGTCGCCTGACCTTAATAGCTGACCTTTAAGCGTTTGGTATCCGGGACGTGAGAAATCCTTGCCAGACATCTTATCCGTAATGATGTGTCTATCCTCGACACCGTAAGCGAGTAAGGCTGCTATCTGTCTGTCAAGGTTTTGTTCTGTGGAGCTTACACGAGCGTAGCCGTATATCCTACACATTAAACCACCTCCTTTGTGCTCGAAAAAGTATCTTTACTTTGTGAATGTTCACAAACACATGATAAGTTAGTTTTTGAACACTGTAAGCATGGTACTTTTATCTGTACGAAAAAGTATCATTTTACGAATACTGTAGCTCAAGTTATACCGGGCCTCGCACCTTTAGTCAAGAGTTTTATTCGATGTCATCGGGCTTCCTGCCAAAGTAACCATTCCAGAAGTTCTGCCAGACAGAATCACGTACACAATAAAGACCCTTATCACGCAGTTTGATAAGGGTCGTATTTCAAGTCATATCAAGCTCAGAGAGGTTTTATTGGTGTAAGTCGATGATTTTATCAGGTAAGTAATTGCAGATGGCTTGTAGAGCGATTAGAAGGCTTTTAAGCATCAGAAAATTTTTATAAAAATTTTTCGACGAATTTATTACCAAAAATCCAATTTCTAAATATTATTTCGGATTTACAGATATTATTCAGTTAAATACAGATAAAACTACTTAATATTGTTTTAAGTACAGATACTTGACAGATAGATACATTTATGTTAATATTGACTCATAGAAAACAATCAAGGAGGTGCTAAGATGAATCAGGTTCTCGCAGAAAACGCAAAGATAAAGATAGGCGACACTTGGCATACAGTGACCGTAATCCTCACAGATGTGCGAGGAGGTAAGCGAGTTGAATATGTAGCTGAGGACGGCAGTGTCGTAAAGCAGGAGAAGTGGAGTACCAGCAGCTACAACACAAAGAAAAGCAAGTAAAAATAAAAGGCGGTCTGGCGGGACCACCTCAACCCCACAAGGAGGTATAGATATTATGTGTAAACAATCTTTTATTAGTAAAATTATAACAAGCCTAAAGGCTACAGTCAATGATTACAGCCTGCGTAAGATACAGTCTTATGGACCACTCGATTATGACGAGGTTAAGACAGACTATTACATCTACAGACAGACATTAGGCGATTATGCACGTAGAGCATACGGAAAGCGATTAGCAAAGCGATTAGCAAAGCGTTTTATCGGGTTATTTACAGGGACTTACTATATATAAGGAGGAGAAGGCTATGGCTAAAAAGTTAAAGCATTATATATGCGGTGAATGTGGTGCAAGAGGATTTAAGCAAAGCATTTGTCCTCAGTGTGAAGAAGATATGCTCTCAGCTGTATACGAAGACACAGAGACAGGAGAAGAAGTTAAAGAATCATACTTAAATAAATTGTTTGGTTATGGGATTTACTAGGAGGTAAGGACTATGAGAGATGAGCAAGAGCAACAGCAAGAACACCAGCAAGAACACGACTTTTGGGAGATATGGTTCTCAAGCCCAGAGGTGCTTGAAAAACTGGAAAAGTAAAGTTTATTAGGCAGTTATATTGGTACGATAACTTGGGCATGATTTAAGGCTTTCTGATTTAAGGCTGCCCCTAAAAATCAAATTTTTAGGAGGCAAGTCAAATGACAAACAATACTTTAACTTTAGAACATATTAAGAACCTTATGAAACCGCTTCATTCAGATAACCACAACCACACACTTCTAATCAATCCAGCCGACGGCAAGCACGCCATCAACCTTGCTATATTACGTTGGGCAGGAGGAGCAAAGCAATTAACACTCACCAAGTATGAGCTTCCACCTGATGCCTGCGGTAGAATTTACGTAGTAGATACTTTTATCGGCGACGTTGTAGGTAAGACATATACAGATTGGGCTAACAAAGTACATCGTGGAGAGTATATCTACTCTGGTACATCACACACTAAGGGCGACTACAAGACATTCCCTCACGTGATGTTAGATTATATTGATGGAAGCAAGAAGCGTCGCCATTACAGACCTATGATGCACACAATTATAGCTTATGTTTGCCCAGAAACCCGTGAGCAGTACGCACAGGCAGCACTTCTTGATATGAAGGAGAAGAACAGAACATTTGAAGAAGCCTGCGTACAAACTAACCACATGGATAAAGATGTACTCAATAACTCTATCTATAACTTAGAGGTTGTAACGACTGGAGAGAACGTAAGACACAGGAGCAAGACAGTACGTGGAGTACCTTACAGTGCAATCTGCGATAGACCTATTGATGATTTTATACTTAGGGACCTTAAAGAGTTTACAGCCTGTGGTATAACAGACGCACGTAAATCATATCTTGATAAGCTCTGCCGACATCTATCGGAGTCAGACATTAGTCCAACAGCGTCAGAGCTACTTGTTAAAAGCGTAGATGGTAAGTACGTAGTAGTACCGATTAAAGACCTTACAGCGTGGGGTATACTGACTAAGTTATTTTTAGCACAGGCTGTCTGCATTGTAGGCGTAAAGTAAACAGGAGGTGCTATTATGTATAAGTATGGTTATGGGTATAAAGATATTTTTTACGCCCACACTGATGGAAAGTTTATAGAAAAGCGTGGTATAAAGTGGACCTGTGGTAAATTCGATTTTTATTTAGTGCGTGAGGGAGCATGGATAGCTTTCGAGGCGAGGTCTGGGTATCAAGTCTTTTGGAATCACAGTCTAACACAACTGAAGGAAGACCTTGAGAGAATTGCTGCGCATGAAGCTCAATATTCTAAGGTCATTGAGGAAGCAATCAAGACCACAGGTATTAGCCCGTTATACAGGCAGATAAGCCTTTTCGATTAAAACTTAATGTAAACATATTAGAAACACCCAGTGAATTTACTCACTGGGTGTTTTTCTGTCTTAGGCCTGTCACAGATATACGATAAAGTTCAACAAGATGTGAGGTGAGGTGAGGCTATGAAAGACCGTGGAAGGAGTGCCTTGTCGGAACGAGAGCGTAAGCGTATTAAGCAGGCAATAGACGACATTGGCATATCTATGCAGGCATTAAGTCTGCGTCTTGGTTATCACAGAGGAGCCGTTGAGCAAGTAGTGAACGGAGGGTCTACACCAAGCATTTATATGCTGGCGGACATTTATCGGTATCTTGGACTTAATTACATTGACCTCAGGGACGACGAGGCTGATGAGGCTTAACCGTGCCGTTTATTTACAGGCGTTTTCTACTTTTAATTAACTTTTATTTTCATTTCGATGTCATCGACATTTTCTCAAAAGAACCCTGAACGCCTTTTATTTGCAGGCGTCAGAGGTATTGAAGAAGACGATAGCTGGAGCGATACTCAAGTAAATAGGAGACTATTGTAAGGGGGTGTTACGCTATGGCGACAAAGAAGAAAACAACTGAAACAAGTACAAAGCCTACAAAGGGACAAGTGCGTCAAGTAGTGCGTGACAAGACCCACCCCGACAACCCAGCAATGACTTTACTCAGTGACCTACGCTTACACGGTGGGATTGACTATCTTTGTGATTTTATCCGTAGCTGTAAGCTTCTAAAGATAGACGACGCAGATATTGTTCACGAATTGAAGAAGCGTTATAGCCTTTTCTTAAAGGACTTCACGGAGAATGATTTCAGGACGTGGATACGCCGTGATAGAGAAATTGAGAAAGCTTATTTTAGTGCGTATGAAGCTATTGGTGCAAAAGCCATGCACAAGATATATGAAAGGCTTGACGACCCAGACAAAGCCGACAACGAGTTTATTCTTACTGTTGTTGATAAGTTCGGAGCAGTTAAAGACGAAAAAGAGGCTACGACAGGCACGGCAGCAATGCTTGCAGCTATCTATAACAACTTAAAGTAGGAGGAGATAGATTATGAAGACATATAAAGTTAAAGACCTCATAGTAGAAGGCGGTTCAGAGCGTGCTAAAGCACGTGATATACTACGAGACTTTGGTGAACATTTACAGGAATTAACTACTTACACAGATGAACGTTTTCATTTTGCCTTAGTAGGTCAAACGAAAGAATCAGTTAAAAAGGATATGTGCGAGGTTTTATCAGATTTATTCGGAGAAGATTTTCGCTACGATTATTCACGCAAGACTTCTCGTGACGCAGTTTTATTCGGACATAGTCTCCACATAGTAGGACTTAAAGGTCCTCATTCTGAGGCTTATATAAGAGGACTTGCAGGAATTGCAGGCATTACACATAATGAGGTCGACCTTTGCTCTGAGGAGCAGTTTGAACTTCTTACAAGTCGTATTAGAGGTGTCAAACTTCCGATTGCTCATAGTGCTGGGTATTTAGGCATGACTAATCCAGATTTACATTCTACGCACTGGATTCATAAGAAAGCCGAGCAAGGTGCTATAAGGCTGATTAAGTAGTGTGATAGACTATGAAGCCATTTACAGAAGCACACAAGAACCTTTTCAGGGGCTTAGGGAGGTATTCAGACCGTATTCTTTACGGATGCTTTGGTTGTGGTAAGACCCACACTACAATGCAAGCCTTTGGCTTATATCTGCTATTACTTAACGAGTTCACTACTAAACGGTTTAATTTCGCACTCGTCGGGCGTACACAGGTAGCAGTCAAGCGTAATATGTGCAATGTTTTATCAGAGTTGTTTGGCTCAGACTTCAAATATGACAGCTCAAGACGCACAGGAAAGACCCGTGACGCAGTTTTATTCGGACACTCGCTGTTTATTATAGGACTTAATGACTCAGGCTCTGAGGCTCGAATCCGTGGTCTTACAGACATCATGGGAATGGTACACGACGAGGTCAGCTTATGCTCCGAGGAGCAGTTTGATTTAATCCAAGGGAGACTTAGGGGTGCAAAGTTACCCCCGGAAGTACCTAATATATTTAGGACTGGTTGGTATCTTGGCACAACTAACCCTGATGTGCCTACGCACTGGATATTGCAAAAAGCCGAACAAGGCGTCTTTGACTTAGTTAAGTGGACCATGGACGACGCAATATGGGACGGGGCAGAAGAATATTACGAGAAACTTATACGTACCTACAAGTCGTCTGAGGCTCTTTATAAACGCTTCGTCTTAGGCGAGTGGACAGGTAATGACCTACAGGTTTACCCGCAGTTTAACCCTAAGATGCACATAGTCAAAGCATCAGAGGTTGACATTGACTACAAGCAGATGCGTAGGACGTTTTTATCGGTAGACTACGGCAGCAATCATCCTACGGCGATTTTGCTTATAAGCCTGTCTTACGGTGGCGAGTATATCGTAAGTCGTGAGATTAAGCTCACTACGACAGCACCTTCGGACATAGTCGCCAAGGTCAGCCTTCTTTATCAGGAGTTTGCGGGTAAAGGCATCACATTGTCACCGATGTACGTTGACCCATCTGCTGCGGCTCTAAAGGATGAGTTGCGTAAGGTAGGGATTGAGTACAGGAACGCATTTAACTCGCATAAAGACGGAATAGCAACAGTCAGGGATTATTTGGCATTAGGAAAGCTTTTAGTCTTTGACACTTGCACAGAGCTAATCAAGGAATTTTATTCGTACCAGTTCAAGAGTGAAACATCAGATGATGTAGTAAAGCTTAATGACGACTTTGTCGACGCACTTAGGTACGGAGTACACACAGATAGTACATTATCGTAAGGAGGTGAGCCGATGGTAAACTTTAATGATAATATTTACAATTTACTTGAAGAAACCGACTACTCGGCGACCCCTACGGGCGTTGACGTGTGGACGGGTTCAAACCCTTTTATTGGTAGCAATAAACAGTTTCCACCACCAGCATTAGTTGAGAGGGCGAATATCAGTTACACAAATAACAAACTTTTCGAGAATGAAATTCAAGAGGTTTTTTCCGATGTTATCAACATCTACAGAGAAATATCCCCTCTAACAGGTATGCCAATACACGAAATCATCTGCGGCTTGCCACATTTTCGCAACGTAGAGCAGTACTGGCAGGCGTTAATCGCAGGCGATACGCCGATAGTAGAGCACAGCGACAGAGAAACTTCTAAAAGACTGGCTGATGTTATAAGTAAGTCAAACTTTTCGGAGTTTATAGCAACCGAGTTATCAAGCCGTATGCGTGATGTAATCAGTGCATACTCAGTAACACCTAAAGCCGACGGAAGTATACACATCGGAAAGATTGAGGCTAAGAATTTTACTGTTTACCTGTCAGCGGAGGATGCAGGAACAGTCGAGGTTATACTCTTTTCTAATGTCTTCGAGGTGGCACAGCCAACGGAAGATATGAAAAAAGGCAAGTATGTGCAGTTTATAGAGTATCACAGAGACGGTCTTATAAGGGAGACTATCTGCGAGTATCGCAATAAAAAGGTAGGAGCAGTTTTATCCGAAACAGAGGAGCAAGCATACGGAGGAACACATCCTATATCACCTGTTGTACTGTTTAAGCACAACACCGTCGGCAATCAAGTCTACGGGACAGACCAATACAGATATATGGCAAGCTCCGTAGCAGGTGCTCTCAGGTCGTTACAGAACCTTTTACGTTTAGGAGAAACACTCAGAGAGCGTCTATGGTATGGCTCTGACAAGCTAACGTCTAAAAATCCAGCTGACGGCTCAAGTACGTTTATGTTAAATGGTTTCGCAGGTATCCCCGAGGGTATAGACCATCAAGTAATTCCCGGCTACGTAAGTCCGAAAGTTCCAATTACCGAAGCCGTAGAAGTTTTCAATAAGTGTATTAAGTCAATCGCTATGGACAGCAAGCTTGGGATGGTTTTCTTCGACATCGAGAAACTTGGAAGCAATTTATCAGCTAAGTCAATCATTGCAGCGATGTACCCAGCACAGTTAGAGGCAAAAAGGGTAACTCAAGAGCTTAGTAGGCCTGTCATAGAAGTAGTGAGAAGAATTTACTTGGCGGCTACAGGTGAACTCCTCCGAGCTGAGGACTTGTCAATTACTTGGTTCGACGGGCTACCCGTAGACGAAAAGGAGCTTACGGAAACTATCCAAAGTCGTATTGGCGTAACGCTCACATTAGAGCAAGCAATAAGCCGATTAGATAAGGTTTCATCTGCCGTAGCTTACGACAGAGCCAAAGAAATCAGACAACAGGAAGGTTTTATCAGCGTAGACGACATTGTTGGTGTGGATGAAGATGTGGAGGACGATGAACCTACGACAGACGCAACTGTAAGCACTATATCCCCTATCCTTACGCAAGCTGATGATGAAACTGTCGTAAGCGATAGACCGAAGTTTCATCAAGGGCGATTTGAACGTCCTAAACTGAGCAAGGATGGCTTTTTGGAGTGGCAGTTACCATTTATCAGAATAAAAGGAAGGAGGGGTGAAAGATGAGTATAGACATAAATAAAGAGTTTGAACATATAAAACCGCTTGTATCAGAAGATACGACGCCAGAGCAACTGTACATATTCTCTTTGAGGATGTGCAATAACGACATCGACGCTGACAATGACAAGCTCTCAGACGACTTTTTAAGGCAGTTTGCAGAGCAGATTAACACATCGTCTATACCGCTTATTAAAGACCACACATGGACTGCTGACGGGCAGATTGGACGTGTATACCGTGCAGAGGTTTTATCCGATGGAGTAAACTCCTTAGGCGAGCCTTACACGTACGTCTTAGGTTACGCTTACGTAGCTGCTGACTCTGATATAGTATCACGCATCAAGCTTGGGCTTTTATCCGAGGTATCTGTGGGGTTTGACGGCTCTGGATATACCTGTTCCGTTTGTGGTGCGGGTGTTAAATCACATGATTGCCAGTGTACTAATGGACACGTCTTTGGCACTGAATACGAAGGTAATCCAGTTTATCGTAATGTAAATCAGTGTTTATCAGCTCTTGAGTGCAGTTTTGTACCTGTGCCTGCACAGGATGGAGCTGAAATACAAAGTAAATCAAAGGAGGGACGCAGAGTGAAGATTAGCGAGTTTAGAAAGATTTTAGGATTGAAGTCAAAGAAGGCTGAGGATGAAGTAACGGAGGTCGCTGTTGACGAAGCTCCAGCGACAGACGAAGAAGAAACCAAAGCCGAAGAAACACCAGCAGAAACCGAGGCAGAAGAAACACCTGCTGAGGAAGAAGTTAAGGAAGAAACACCTGCTGAGGAGGACGACCCAGAGGTAACAATCGCAGACTTAGTTTCAGCTATCGCAGACTTAAAGCAGGCAGTGGATGAATTAAAGGCTGCGAAAAATGAAAGTGTGCCTGTCAAGGAAGAAGTAGAAGAAACAAAGACAAAGGCTCGCAAACCGTACGTACTGGAAAGACCTGTTGTACAGACTGGCATTAAAGCGAGAGTAAATCAGGCAGGCAGTGACAGAGCTGTCAAGTCACGTACACCGTACGTAGTTGAGCATACAATCTAAACGGTTTTATCCGTAAGTAAATTATTTTATTAGGAGGATGAGAATTATGGCATATACAGTTTATGACAGTGCTAATGCGTATCTTAACAAGATTAAATCCGCACTGGCTATCAGTGCAAAGACTTTAATCCTGCACAATGAGGATAATTTCCGCTACGAGCTTCGTGGTGGTAAAACGATGGTTCGTTCCGCTGATGCTGGTGGTGCTGGAACTTACAACAAGTCCAGAGGATTTACACAGCCTTATGGCGGAGGTACAGGCATCACTTGGGAGGAATACGAACCTCAGACTGACCGTGCTAAAGTCATCAGAGTTGACAAGGCTGATGAGTTGGCATCCTATCTTGCAGGTATGGATAGCTCTATCGGTGCTATGGCTCATAACTATGCGAAAAATTACTTTGCACCTGAGTTTGACGCTGTAAACATCGCAACTATTTTTAGCAAGCTACCTGAGGATAACATCATTACAACTGGTACTGATGGATACAAGACAGATATTGACAACATCTGTCAGACGCTTATCAACATCGACGCAGCCATGTATAATGCTGGTTCTGATGGTCCTGCCGTTATCTTCATTGAGTCTTCAGTTTTTGCTACTTTGCAGGCAGCTCTGCTTAAAAATCCGGGAGCCTTGGCATTTGTAAATGCTATTAGAGAGGTTCGAGTTGAAACTGGCTTTGAGTCTCTTATTGGCATGGAAGCTCCACTGACTGTACAGACAAAGGCTATCAAGTGGAACGAGCATTACATTGTGCCTATGCCTTCTAACCGTATGAATTCACTCATTACACTGCTTGATGGACAGAGTGATGGACAGGAAGCTGGTGGTTATGAGGTTGCTGAAGAAGGCAATAGAGTTATTCGTATCCTTGCTGTACCACTTGAAGCGGGTTTCACCTCTGTTCGTTATGAGGTTAATAACTTGTTGCTACCGGGCGATATGAGAGGCTTCAACATCAGTGACTCTGAAGTAACTCGTGCAATGGCTAAACTCCGTGAAGGTGTCGACGGTAACGGTATGTTCAGCAACCTTACTATTCAGAACGTGGCACTTAACCCGTACTACGACGCTTTCGAGTTCCAGTCACGTATCATCTACGGTGCTGACCTGTTCAAATCCCGTAAGAACGTCTGCTTCGCAGTAGCTGATGAGCCTACTGCGGAAGATGGCGGTAGTGAAGATTAAGAACAATAATCGTGACACTATCATAGGACACCTGCTACCTGCGCGGTAGCAGGTGCCTATAAATAAAGGAGGCTAAACTATGAAAGTTCTTTTGATGAAAAAAGATGGTATCATCCATAAAGTCTCGGAGTTAAACAAGCAAAAGGTTCAGGATAAGCTGGATGCTGGATTTGTAATTGTTGGTTCAGAAGACCTCGATGCTCCAGATGAAGTATCCGACGCAGTCGCTAAGGCTGTTAAGGCTCTAAATATCGACGATAAAATCGCAAAAGCTGTTGCAGATGCTGTGAACAAAGCAGTAGAAAAGGCTGTCACAGAAGCTGTAAAGAAAATGCAGAAAGCTGAGCAGACAGCTACACAAGAACCTAAAAAATAATGTCACGGAGGGGAGGTTATGACTATGGACTTACAGATAGGAATAAATAGCTATGTTACAGTCAGCGAAGCTGACGACTATGTAGCCTCCCACTATCTATCCACAAATGCAGCACGTCAGTCATGGGAAGCCCTCACAGACGACGATAAGTCCGCCGCCCTTCTACGCTCCTGTATGGCTCTTAATAACCTAAAATACACGGGCAGGCGAAAGAACCCCGGACAGAAGCTGGAGTTCCCACGCACCAACACCTACGGTGTAGCAGGAGTGTTTTATCAGCCAGTGTTTAACCCAGCCTACGACCAAGGTCTTGGCGGGTATTCTGCGTCAAGCTCCGACGGTTTAGATAAGGCGAAGATGGCACAGATAGAAAATGCCTTATGGTATGTAGCGCTTGACCCACAAGTTACAGACGGTGCTAAAATCACTGTTCGTGGGCTTACATCAAAGAAGGCAGGTCCTATATCAGAGAGCTACGGTCAAACATCCGTACAGGCTCAGGAAGGCATTTACACTAAGCAGGTTTATGCAATTCTCAGCGAGTGGTTGTCGACCAGTCGCTATACAGTATAAGGAGGTGCGACTATGGAGGCAATCACTCAAGGATTTTTGGACTATGGTGTTTTAGGTCTTGTCATAGCAGCTCTCATAGCAGCACTTGGTACCCTATGGAAACATCTAACATCCGAACGAAACGCCACAGCAGAGAGGCTTAAAGAGTTGCAAGAGCATCATGCGAAGGAGCGTGAGGTTCTTGTATCGGATACAAGGAAAGCAAATGCTGAAACGCTTGATAAGGTATATATGTTGACCCGTGAGGTAACCAAAACCACAGAGCGCGTCACGGCAGTTATCGAAGAAAACACAAAAGCAATCAAAGAGTGGGGTTCGAGGATTGACGAAATGGGAGAAAAAGTGCTTGTATTATGTGAGAGAGTGGAAAGATTGGAGGAGAAGCAGAAATGACGAATATACTCAGTTTTATCAGTACGCACATCGTTGAATTGTCTGTTGCGTTAGTCTTTATACTGGCTCTGCTGTACTTTGTGTTTTTAGTGAAAGACAAGAAGGTGCAGTTAGCTAAGATAGCTCTTTACTTTGTCGCTTGGGCAGAGAAAGAGTACGGAGGTAAGACAGGAGAAATCAAGTATGCTGCTGTCGTAGCTCAACTTTATAAGTACATCCCAGCAGTCTTACGACCTTTTATCAGCGAAGCATTTATCGGGGAAGCTGTTGAAACAGCGGTTACGAAGCTTAAAAAGCTTTTAGAAGACGGTGCAAATCTTGACTCCTACTTTGTTGAGCACTACCTCGAAGGAATCGACCCCGGCAGTCCTACGGTAAAATAACGCTTAGGCCGATGGGAGGTGAACGACGATGATTTACAAGGATTATATGCTATATCCCGTAACGCTTGAACGCATGACTGGAAAAGACCCTGACACGAGGATGGACAGCTACTGTGCACCAGAAGTAATAAAAGTATTTAGGCACGGCGGGTTAGCTCGCATCCATACGGGTCAGGGTGATACGACAGTATCAATGCAAAGATATATTACGGTGGATGATATAAAGATTGGTGATAAAATCAACGGTCAGGTAGTGCAGTCAGTCGAAATCGTACCTGAGTTTGATGGCAGTGAACCTTTATTTGAAGTTACGTGTTGGTGAGAAATTAACTGCAGGCCTTGCCAAGTATAAGCATAGATGGCGAGTGAAGTGTAGGGGGTGTATGGGATGAAAAGGCTTGACGTAGAGGCAATCGTAAGCAGATACGCAACACAACCTGTCGTCGTAGACGCACTTGCAAGAGCAATCTACGCAAGAGCACTGCACTACACCCCCGTAAAGACTGGAAGGCTCAAAGCGTCAGCGGTCTTGGAGGTTTTATCTGACAGAGCTACGATACGATACACAGCTCCTTACGCAACTTATGTGCACGAAATACCTTTCAGGACACATAAACCGCCTACTGGGATGAAATTCTTGGAGCAGGCAGCTGCTGAGGTTGGGTTAGGCAGTGGAATACCGCTTACGATAAGCTACGACCCGCTCGAACTGTATATAAATCAGCCAGACAAAGGCTCACCAATCACTATGTGGTATTCGTAAGGCGTCAGAACGCCCTACAAGCGATTTTAATGACTTAGGTAGTACTTTTATCGGGAGGTGAACGTATGGAGCAATATGGACTGTTTCTTGCCTTAAAAGAGCTATTAAAAAGCTGGGGTGGACAGCAATTTTCATTTGGATTTAATGACATGGATATAAACGCTGACTTTGATTGTGGAGTGTACATCAGAGGCGACGCACCCGGCGAGTATCGTGACATAACAACAGGTGCTTACGTCAATCGTACAGCACGTGTACAGTTCCTTGCACAGTCTGACCTATCAGCGGATGGAAATATTGCTACTGCTACGTTCACAGCTTTTATCCGCAATCTACTACCGCTTACGATATGCGAAACCGTGTCAGTCACATACAAAGATGTCACTTACGACGTTACGATTATAAAAGCAAGCCTGATAGGTGATGTAATACCGTTAGGCAGAAACGAGCAAGGGCGTGCTCGATACTCCTTAAACGCCCTTATAACTTATACAATATCCGAGAAGGAGGATGATTAAAATGGCACAAGATAATTCGGCTTTGTCATTCATGGGTATGTACCTGTTTTTAGCGGATTACGTGGATTCTGCCACTGTGCCTACATCAGGTACTATACTAAGAGGTATTCTTGATTTTACTCCACCGAGTGAAGATAAAGAAACGAAGAAGTACAGGACACTCGATGGTGATGGCTGGGAGACAGTAGTTCCGTTGGGTCAATCCCTCGGTGATATTACTGTAGAATTTTTGCGTACAGGAACTGGGGATATTTTTGTAGGTACTGCAGGGCAGTCCACATATTCTATTTTGAAGGCTTGGAGTCGTCAGACTACTAAGGAAGGCGGTAAGGCTGCTCCTAAATGTCTTATTTTTGCTAAGCCGAGAGGTACTGGCTACGAAGGAACTTTATACTATGTAATCCTTAAGTCATTTTCAGACGGTAAAGCAGGGGATAACGGGCAGGAGTTTACTGTAACGCTTACTCCGTTTGGACCGCCTGTTGACATTCAAGTGACTAAAGTTAGCGAAAACGAATTTACTTTTGCGCCAGTATCAGGCAGTTAAAGACTTTTATCGGTGTAAACACACTACTTGACACCGCCCGCTATATGTAGATGGCGGGCTGTTATTTAATCTAAGGAGGTATCATTTTATGGAAAACAAAGACGTTAAAGCCTTAGTAACTCAGGCTAAGGAATATATAAAGTCATTAAATCTAAAATGGACTTTTCGCTCTATCGAATACATCGTAAACACTGAGGGCTACACGCTCAATCAAATCAGAGGAGCTATATTTGACGTTAATGGAACGCTACAACATGACATTGAACGGTCAGCTAAGATACTTTTATCGGCAGGTCTTGTAAATCCCGCAACTGTTTCACCTGATGACTATAGAGCAGTTAAGGAGAGAGCTGCTGAAATCTGCGAGGAGTGGCGCGAGAAGTTTGGCTACGTAGGGGTTCTCCAGATTTTATTGGTAGACCTAATGGAGAAGAAGCATTTTTTTATCGGAACGTCGGATGCAGAACTTCTGAAACACCTGCACGAGGAAGGGACGCAGACCGACCTGATAAAGACGCTAATGGCGGTAACTTTGGACAGCAAAGCACATCAGACAGAGGCATTGACATCCTAAAAGAAATACAGAATGACCTTGAAGTGAGCCGTGAAGAGCTTGATAAAGTGAGAGAAGTGGCTGGATTAGTTGGAGTTGATTACAATACAATTCTCAACAATGATTTAAGGTTCTATCAGTCGTTAATACGAGGTTATATGCGGCGTAGAGAGTATGCTATTAACGATAGTTTACAAGTAGGTCACGTGATAGCAGAAAAGATTGCTATGGCGGTCTGGGGCGATAAAAACTTTTTGAAGCCTATTAAGCATATTGAAATAGTAGAGCCTACACCTCGTGAAAAGCGTGCTCGACGTATTGCACATTTAAAATCTTTACTGGAAGGAGAGTAGATAAAATGGCTTTAATAACAGATACACGTGGAGACCAAGCGTTTGAGCAGTCTATGAAAAACGCCATTGCTCTCCTCGGCGGACTTGAAAAGCAGGCAAGAACATCAGACAAAGCCGTCCAAGAGTTTGGTAAGACTATGGACGCTCTAAGTAAACAACTTAATAAATTCCAGAAAGATGGTGGTAAATTCACAGTTCCGAGTGTTGCTGGAAAGTCTTCAAGCAGGCAGAACGCTGACGCTCTTAAAGCGTCGGCAACACTTGATAAACTGGCAAAGCAAGGTACGGCACTGATTGGTGCGGCAGACAAAGGGCTTATTGGGCTTACAAGCACTCTTGGTGCAGCAGTGCCGGTAGTAGGTCTTGTAACTGCAAGTCTTGTTGCTATGGAGCGTGCAGGTAGAGCTGCAAACAAGCGTAATGTAGAACTTGCAAGCTCCTTCAGAACGCTTGGTATAGAACAAGACGCTGTTTTATCCGCTTCTGTTGACAGTGCAAACCGTGCGAATGAAGTATCTGTACGATGGAAAAAAGTCGGCCAAGACTTCCAGCAGGCATTTGAGCCAGTATTTGAGTTCCTTGTGAGTGCCTCTGAATGGTTAGTGGAGTTTCTGGGCTATTTATTGCCTTTGGGTAACGAAGTAAATAGCAGTTATATGGGCGGGTCGTCAAAGAATTCAAGTTATAATGACCTGTTAAAGTATTTAATTGGTTTAGAGGAGTCTAATGTTTCAACTAAGGGTGATGCAGCTGCTACAATAGCTGAAATTGTAGCAGGTGCTCGTCAACTCGGCTTTGACTTACAGTCAGCAACTAATCTTGCAGTAGGTACTTACGACGTTGCGATTAAAAAAGCTAAGGAGTTAGGGTTGACCGCCAATCAAGTGGCGAAAGACCTATCAGCGTCTTGGTTAAAAGCGTCAGAAGCTGCCGTCAAGTACGGAGTAGTTTTATCCGACAACGTCCTTGCAGGTTGGATGTCAGAACGTGGCTACGACCCAATGGTTGAAGTATCCGACGCTATGGAGGCAGCTTATCGCTATCAACTTATGCTTGAACAGCTCAACACAACAATGACACAGCAAGAAATGTCCGAGTACATCAGGCACTGGGAAGAACTTGGAGCACAGATAAACGAGGCTAAACAGACGTTATTTGAGTTTGACGAAGTTATCAACCTCACTGCAAAAGATACGACTGTGCCTACTATTCTTGGCACTGATGGAACTTTAAGTGTAGAGCCGAGACTTGATAAACCCGCTCTCGATGAACTTTATGAGTATATTAAAGATAATCCTGCGTTAATGAATCTACTTCTCCTACTGCCTAGGGAAGATTTAGCATTATTCCTTGAAATAGTTAAGAACAATCCCGGACGTTTAGACATATTGCTTGACTCTGTACCTACTGACAGTGTGCAGGCATTTAGGGATTGGATACACAAAACTGCTGCTTTGCAAAACATTAAGGTTGGGCATATTGATACGACTTTATTAGATAACTTCCGCAGACAAGTACAGCAGATGGTTATACAGCTAAAGGTACAGCCTGTATTTACATCTTGGCAGGAAAAAGGCTCACAAGGGTACATGACTGCGGGTCAAAGTGCTATGAACCTGATAGAGGACGAACGAACTAAGTATTTAGGTACTAAGGTCAGTAGTACATCTACAACAACCCAGACCCAGACACAGACACAGACGACAACTCAGGCTACGACTAAAACAAGTGCTGCTACGAATAGTAGGTCACAGCCACCTACGCTACAAGAAGCAGTTAAAGAAGCCTTCTATCACTTTGGTGGTAAACCTAATATCTTGGGTTTCGGTACAGGAGGTCAATATTCACAAGACAGAATAATGGCGGTTATAAACCGTACAGGACTTCGTCAATGGAACTCTATGAGTTGGGCTGACCGTGAAAAAGAGCTTAAAAACAGTAGCTGGCTTACGACTATAACAGGAGGGTATTTTGGTTTTGCGTCTGGTGGTATAGGCACAAAAGAAATGGACGCCCGTCTTTTTGAAGGTAACAAAGCAGAGGCAGTTATACCACTTGAAACGCCAGAGGGTATCGGCTACCTCGCCAATGCAATGCAAGAGGCAGCAAGCAGAGGCACTTTATCGGGAGGTAACGAAATACACGTGCACCTTTCACAACAGGGCTTTTTTGACACTAACGACACGTACCTTATCAACAAGTATGCCGACAAGATTGGTAATGCAATCTTGCTAAGACTTAATCAGCGAGGAGGTGCTTAACGATGGCAGAGAGCAGTTCAGTCTTAAAATACACTATACGACACGAAAAAGAACCTGCTGGGTCTGAGGTAGAGTTGCCCGTATACCCTACCTCTGTCTCCCCATCCAATAATTATATAAGCCATGCGTGGAACACAATGCGTGGGCAGTTTCGTGAGCGTCTTATAAATCGTAAGCTGAAACTTGTTTGGGTTTTTGACGTTATGCCTGAGGATAAAGCAGTGCAACTTTTAGAAACGATGATAAACGCCAAGATTGACACCTACAAGACACGTAACTTTTACCTCAACTGCTACGTTCCGGGGCGTGGGTGGATTAAAGGTCTGTTTTATCTGGGTACGCCAGACAGTATTTCCTCCGTAGGCGGGTTTAGTGGTAAAGGTAAAGTAGGATTTAGCAAGGCAGAAATACACTGGATTGAGGTAGACGGTAATCCATATTAGGCCTGTCTAAGATTGTTATAAGGTGGTGAAAAGTATGGACGTACTATACAACAACGAACAGTTGAGAGCTACGATAAAGTTCCCAAGTGGGGATTACGTAGCTCTATCGGATAAACCAAGCACAGACATAAACAGACTGTTGCTGAGTGCTGAGTTTTCCTTACGTGACGGAAACACAGCCGTCAACCCAGTCGGTACGATGATGAGTAACTCGGCGTCGCTCGTAATTTACGACGCAGACGATAATTTATCGCCCGGAAATCAGCTATCCCCTTATTATGGTGAAATGGTAAACGGCGTAAAGGTTTTATTAGAAATAAAAGGCTCATCAGGCGACTGGGAGCCTTACGGTACATGGTACACAACAGGATGGTCTGGTGCTTACTACGACGGAGGAGCTGACGCCGTACGCATATCGCTTGAGGACAGATTAAATACGCTTGGACAGCTCCCGCTTCCTAAGGTGGCGGCTTATAAGAACATTGCTGTGGACGCATTGATAGTAAATGTGCTTACGGCTGCGGGTATAGACGAAGAAGAAATCTATATAGACCCCGCACTCAATCAAGTCGTGTCCTACGGCATATCCAAAGGCGATAAGCTACGTGACTTCATCAATTCAATCTGCCAGATGGTATTCGCTCGTGTTTGCGTAGACCGTAATGACATAATCTGCTTTTACCCAGCACTCAGCACACTACCTACGGGCAACACTTGGACTTTAACACCTGATGAACTTGGAAGTCTATACAACAAGAACGAGTCAGCAATAAACTATGGTTCTGTGAAGCTGAGCTATTACGAACCAGACAGCGTAGTCAAAGATATTTTATTTGAGAAGGTCTTCAACTTACAAGCAGGTACAAACTCGATAACAGATATTACACCAAGTGGAAAAGTTATCAGCATTGAACAAGTAGACGTCACAGCAAAAGATACCACAGTACAAGGATTACAGGTAAATGCTTTCCAAGACTATATTTCACTAAGTATTACCGTATCCGACGCATCAGATGAAGTTTCCGTGACAGGTATAGGGTACACCCTTGGAAATAAGTTGTCGTACGCTACGGCGACTATAACCAACGCTGCTATATCAGGAGCAGGCGTCTTGCCTTTTGATACTTACCAAATACTTACGCCGTCACAAGCACAAGCACTGGCTCAACAGGTAGCATCCTTCGTCCAAGTCGTAAGCAGGTCTTTTGGAGTGTCAGGAACGCCTCTGACGCCATTTATCTATCCCGGCGATGAAATTGTCATTGAGGATACGAATACGCATTACGATGGTACGTACAAGGTCACACAGGCTACTATAAGATTTGCTGAGGGATATGGCGTAGATGTATCTTTTATCCGCATTTAAGGAGGTGTAGAGAGTGGCTGACGACAAATTAAATTTTTACCCTACGAACACACTGCGTGCCTTGAAATCTTGGGACATTTTTAGCGGTGCAAGTGTCGTAGGTGACACTATAGTCGTAAGCTCAGGCGGTTACGCAGGCTACGACCTAAGCAATGACATAGGCAGAGGTCTTTCAGTGTCACTTTATAGAGCATTAAAAATATCTATATCATTGGTAGGCCTTGCTCAGAGTAGTGATAGCGATAACAGGCTTGAGGTAGTTTTACAGGGGGTTTTAGAGGAGACAGTCCATGAGCAGACGGCGAACTACTACAAGAGCGTAAACCTTGCACCACAGAGCGGTAAAGTGTCTGGTTCAACATATACGGCGACCATAGTACTGCCGTTTCCTAACAGAAACTTTACTTCCCTACGGCTGCTTGTACTTAACCACACAGGTGAACCTATAACAGTTACGACCGTCGAACTTTACCGTTCCCAAGACATTGCGTCTGCTCAGGTAGGTAACAGTATAGGCTTCGGCGTCACTTTAAGTGGTTTTATCAGCTACCTTGACGGTTTTCAAATTTTCTACGACGGCAGACAAGACCCTGACAGTGCGTGGTTTATGACCGACAATGAAGGTAATTTCGTAGGCGTAAACTGGAATAACGAACGAATAATCACCTACGAACACAAAGATGAGGCACTTGTCATCTAACCCATACCTCTGAAACACGTCAGAACGGCTCATAAGGCGTTTAAGTATGTCGAGGAGTATAAATCACTTAGAAACATATTTCAAACGCCTCTGAGAGCGATACAGGAGGTTTTAGACTATGAAAAAAGACATAAACGACTGGACTTTAGCAGAATGTTTTTTATTCGGGGCTTTGGTTGCGTCAGGAAGATACTTTTGGGCGGGAGAAGGGCATACAGGTAAGCAGTTTCAATTTTATCAATCACTGGACGGCTCAACTGCGTCTGTAGTAACAGACGTAAAAGACGTTAGGCCTGTTCAAGATAATGATATGTCACAAGATTAAGATTTAGAGAAAGGGGAGTTAAAGATGGCTACATTCAATATCAACTGGAGCGACCGTCAATGGTTTGCCTTTATCTGCGGTTTCCGTGCAGGGCTTACAGTAGCTGACCTTAACGCCCCTTTTTACCGTATAGATACGATGTTACAGCCTGTAGGTATAGGAGGACCAAACGAAAGAGCTATCGTCGTAGGCAACACAGAGTACGATGGCGACGGCGAATACCTAATACCTGTCTACACTTACGGCATGACATTTACGAAGCCGATGACAGACTTTTCAGGGTTCACCGTACGTATAGACATATCCGACCATCGCTTAGGTTTTATCGGAATTGAGGCAGGCAGTTACGACCCAGCTATGAACCTTACGTATCAGATACTATCAGGCAATCACCTGCTTGTACAAGGTTTACGACCTGCGTCTTATGTGGAGCGTGATACAGGCGACCCAGTCCCCTACGACCTGCAAGACCTAAAAGACTATGGACCTTTACTCTACTCTACGGCAAGTACAAAGCCGTCAGGTAGTAGCGAGGAAATGGAAATCCTGTTTTATCTGCGTCTGTCAGTTACAGGTGGGGTTTACAGTGACAGTCCTATAAATCTGCCTCTGATATACTCCTCAGGTACAATAGACAGTCCAAACGTCGAAGACGAAACGACTACGCTACTGACCTTCTTAAAAGGCTCTGACGTTCCGGGCGTAGGTATAAATCCGAACCACTACTATATGTACTTTGTGACTCCTATACTCGCCGTAGGCGGTAAGATTTTATCTGAAATCCCGCCAATATCAGCACCTCTTGGACCATCGTCGCCTGTAACTATAACGCCATCACCGAGTTGTATATACGCTGCGACAGTCTACACACCAAAGGATTGGCCTGCTGTGATGGGTCTGTACGTAAATCCCAATCCTGATGATTTAGAGGGCGGGGATATAGAGTATGTTGAGGCTACGTTTTTAGTTAAAGGCAAGCCAGAGTACGCAATCACCAGATGGCAGATTGAGGCTGGACGTGGCTGGGAACTTCAAGAAACTTTTACGACGACAGCAAACGAAAATGGCGAATTTTTGGTGTATGTTAACTCCAAGCGTACGTCAAGCGACGTTTTATCGGGGATGTTCGCTTACATTATAGCAACCTTTCAATTTGAGGATAAACTCTACGTACCTGTAATACCTACTTTCGGGGCTATCCACTACACTGACGGAGGTGTCGATAATGGCTAAGGAATACAAAGTTATAGAACTTTACGCAGGTTCATTCTTTTATCCGATGCCTGCGGGTGGAGCCTCTGGCGGTGGAAGTGGTGGCGGTGCTGGTGGAGCAGGTGCAGGAGGCTTCGGAGGTGGAGGCAGTAGTGGAAGCTATACAGGAGGTTTTATTAGTGGTTCAGGAACGATTATAAGCGATTTTGAAGGTATTATTTACATTCGCTACGGTGACTGTGAACCTTATCCTGTTTACGTTAAACCCGGCAGAAATCAGATTTTCTTTTTCATCCCTATTATTCTGCCTGTGCCTGCACAAGGAGACTTCGCAATAACGATTGAAGCTAAAGGAACAATCCTTATCCCAGCAGGATTTAAAATCGTTCGCAAGGCAGGAAACACAATGATACCAGTACCTAACTTTAAAATCGTTGACAAGTTCGGAGTTCGTGATTTCATAGCTCTTGATATTGAGCATATTGAGCCACCTGTCGACTTAGATGACATCAGTGACGAGTTTGACCTGCAAGACTTTGCAGATATTGAAATCATTAACGCCACAATAAAGGCGTTTAGTGTAGTTGACGTAGCCGATATGGACGACTTCGCAGACCTTCAGCACTTAATTCCTGTAGAGCCTGTAAATGTTGACGGACTAATAGACAATGTAGTTTTATCCGACGAACAGAAAAGCACACTTATACCTGTAAACATCAGAGGTACAGCACATCTTGATAGTGTTGATATAGACGATTTAGTGGGCATAGAACAGACAAAGGTAACTGTAAAGGCTGAAAATCAGATTGAAGCCTTTAATGTAGAAGATACATTGAAAATTGAAAAAGAATAGAAGGGGGTAACCAACTATGAGTCTTAAAGAAAAGATACAAAGCTCGATACAAGAACTGCTCTATCAAAGGAGCGTACGACAACATAACAACCTTAAAGTTGACGGGTTCATAGATATAGAGTTGGTAAACAACAAGGGGAACGTCAAATATAAGCGTAGGCTTAAACAGCCTAACGCCATTACGCCAGCAGGCAAGCAGATGCTATTGGCTCACTCTGCTCAGAGCTTACTCAATATGGGGTCAGATTATTACGGTCGTCTTGCTACTATCAGTGCCCTTTATATGCGTAGACCTTCCTCTGGATACTATTCGGTTCGTGGTTCTAACAATAATCGTGACGTAACCAACTTATTATTAAATCTTGATAACCCAGAAGCCGTTACAGACGCAGATAACTATATTCCGATTTTATCGGCAGACGGTGAGAAAGTGAACGCTGCTAAGGTTGTAGGTTATGCTAACTCTGATACTAACCCTATAGCAGATGGCAAAGCAGGCGAAGCCGACTACTGCCTGCCAGAGTATGTAGCAGACGGTAAAACAGTAGCTAAACGTTGGAAATACCCAGAGGGCGTAGCAACAGGTACAATCAATGCAGTGGCTATGGCACCGTTTGCAGTTTATGGGCATGGTTCTAAAGGTTTAGGTATTAGAAGCGCAAAATGCTTGGATAAAGTGAACTTCACTTACCAGAACTTTGCGAACTTCAGTACGGGGTTCTGCCCTCCGGGCATAGCAGGGATTACAAGCGACACCGAGGTACTTTTAAACTACAGTCAGGACGGTGTAAATCAACACAAGTACGACATCGCAACAGGCGAAACCACAGACATAACTTCGGGTTGGCCTGGAATACCTTTCCCCAGAAACAAAGCAAGTTATAAAATTATGGATTATTGCTACGACGGTAGCAGGTATCTTTATTTGCTGGACTTGAATAACAGTATATCCAGCACCTACAGTCCTAGTGTAACTGTTTATGACACTCAGGGTGGTGTGCTGACTTACATTACAAACTTCACAATATATCCACCGTCGAGCTCTTATGTGAGCTACGCTTGTTTCTTACAGCATGGCAGCGATTTATATGTATCATTCCTCGAAGCAGATGGATACAATTCGGGAGGACTTGCTAAACTTACAAAGAGCGGAGCTTATTACAATAGTTATACCTCAGCAGGTACAGATTACAGTATTGTAGGTCTTACAGTGCCTGCTGGATTAACACATAGAGATTTCGCTCTAAAGTCACTTGCTAACGGTAGATACGCACTCGTTATGTATGGGATACCTCAGAAGACGAGCACATTATCGACTGACATAAGCGCAGGAAACTACGCTAAGAAAGCATATGTTTTCACAGACTTAAATAATGTATTCGGCTCTATCGTAGGCGTAATCGAGTGGATGACAGTTTACGGTTGCATAGTATCGACACCGTCTTTAACGGGTTTTTTATCCGTGGATTTCTATAACAATATGTATAACCAATCGCAGTCTTATGATGTGGACGGGGCAAACCAGTATGTAATAAACAACTCCAAGCCTTCAGGTATGGCAAGCCCCAACCCTAACGGTGTCTGGTGGAGCGACCTGTCTTGGAGTAGCAATGTTGTTTCTCACGTAGAGCTTGCGACACCAATAGAAAAAGCCGAGAACGACATACTCTATGTCACGTACGGCTACAAGATGACTTAAAAGGAGGTTTTATCTGATGACTAAGAAAAAGGCAATCGTAGAAACTCAGGAAGTTCAAGAGGTACAAGAGGTACAAGAGGTACAAGAGGTACAAGAGGTACAAGAGGTACAAGAGGTACAAGAGGTACAAGAGGTACAAGAGGTACAAGAGGTACAAGAGGTACAAGAGGTACAAGCTACGCTGACAATCACTCTACCTAACAGGTCAGCACTGTGGGCAGATGCCTGCACAGCGAGTGGCTACGACAATTACATCCCTGCGGGTACATATCCCGTAGCAGAAGTTAAAAATGGCTTCACTTTAATCGAGGGCAAAGGTTGGGTACACTGTGTACCAGACGACGAAAATCAGGCGTAGGTCTTGACAAGTAAATAGATAAAAACAGTGGAGGACTGCAGATTGTAGTCCTCTACTTAGTAAAGGAGGTTTTATCCGTGAGTAACAGTAAACTTGCGACATATACACTTCTGAGTCCAAACTGCACGAAACCACGTAACGCAAAGATTGACACAATTACACCACATTGCGTAGCTGGCAACCTGAGCATTGAGGCTACGTTAAAACTCTTTGTGCCTAAGGAGCGTCAAGCTTCATGTAATTATGCGATAGGTTCTGACGGACGCATCGGTCTGGGGGTTGATGAGGCTAACCGTTCTTGGTGTTCTTCAAGTGCCTCCAACGACCATCGTGCAATCACAGTTGAAATTGCAAACGACGGAGGTGCACCTGACTGGCACATGAGCGACGCAGCGATTGAGGCTTTTATCCGACTATCAGTAGACATTTGTACACGTTACGGCTTTAAGGGTGTATACTACGACCCTGACAAGACCGCACCGCACAGAAATAACGGGTATATGCGTATCACGTTGCACAGATGGTTCGCTGCGAAAGACTGTCCCGGCAACTATTTTATCAGTAAAATCCCGTACGTAGTAAATGAAATCAACAAGCGTATGACAGCTACGCAACAACCTGAACCTAAGACTACGCAAGCAGTGTTCAGCCCGTACACAGTGAGAGTTACCGCAGACAGCTTAAATATACGCTCAGGTCCGGGAACTAATCATACAGTCGTAGGAGTGATTAAAGACAAGGGCATTTACACAATCGTCGAGCAAGCCTTCGGCACAGGAGCTATTCTCTGGGGAAAGCTTAAGTCAGGAGCAGGATGGATAGCTCTTGATTACACGGTCATAGTAAATACAGATTCACCTACGCAAGCAGTGTTCAGCCCGTATCTTGTCAAGATTACGGCAGACGAACTCAACATCAGGTCAGGTCCGGGAACGAATTATAGTATCGTAGGTACAATTAAAGGTAAGGGCGTTTACACCATCGTCAAGGAGAAAACAGGCACAGGAGCGAAGCTCTGGGGTAAATTGAAGTCTGGCGTAGGCTGGATTTCACTTGACTACGCAAGAAAGATTTAAGGTTTTATCCGACAATTACTGGCTTCTTATATTAACCACGCATTGCGTGAGTATTACGAAAGTACATACCCACGCAATGCGTGAGTGCTTACGACAAAATAATTTTAACAAGTTTTATTCGTAGTCATCGGACTTCCTGATAAAGACACGCATTGCGTGGAAAATAATTATTGACTACACACGCAATGCGTGGTATAATGTAATCAATAAATTAAGGAGGTTACGGTATGATTACGATAAAAAATGCCAGAAAACAAGCAAAGCTTACACAGACGCAACTTGCAGAGAGGTACGGAATTCCAGTACGCACATTGCAAGACTGGGAATCGGGTAGAAGGACGCCACCTGAGTATGTAGTTACGCTCTTACTCAGATGTATAGAGGTAGACTTCGGCATACATTTAAAAGCTACGACAGATACAGGCACTGTGCCAAAGTACACTTTAACGTACGCAGACGATAGACCTCTTACACTTGCAGACGAAATGTACGTGAACGTAGAGAAAGAGGCTAAGAGGATTGAGTTGATAAAGGTAGATGGTCCAACAGTAAAGACATACCGTTGCAAGTCTAACGGATTTGTATTCAAAGCAAAGCTTAACAAGGAGTGATAAATAGTGACGACTAATAACAGTGAAAAGAGCAAACCGCTTGGCAAAGGTGTAGGATTTCATCGTATCCGTAGGGTTACAGGTTATTTAACAGGCGACCTTAAGTTTATGAACGACGCCAAGCGTAAAGAAGTTTCAGAGTGTGTCAAACACGCTTAAATAATCAAACCTCATCGCTTTTTGATGAGGTTTTTAATTTTTAATTTTTTATCTGTCTGAATTTGAAAATAAATTAGGCCTTGCTATTTATATGTAATGTAGTGGCGGTATGTAGGTGAGGATGTTGGAGGAGAGAAAAAGGGAGAAAGCCCTATGTGGGCGGGCTTACGAGCAAATCAGTAGCTTTTATCTGCTATGTCCAAAGAGCATACGCACACGCTTCCTCGTCGTCTTTATGGCTTCCTCGTCCACGTCACAAGCAATCACTTTACGCCCTCCCAACTCCAAAGCAGCTACGACCGCAGCACCTCCTCCGCACATAATGTCACATACGACGTCGCCTTCCCTACTAGTGCGTCGTAGTATTTCTTTGACACCTTCGACGCTCTGCCCCCACGGATGAAAGCTTTTATCCGTACCGTCAGGGTCTGGCTGGGCTTCTATTAAATCGTAGACTATCTTCCCTTCGTAAGCACCTTTTACGAACCATAAAATATGCTTAACCGCCGTAGCCGCCTTACGACTATGTATCAGAGGTGAGCCGTTGCTTTTACAGACGTAAGCGAGCGTCCAGTTATAACGTAGGTCTTTATCCGTAGACAGCTCCACAATAGCTTTGTCCAGATACGCACCACCACACATTACAAGTAGTGAGCCTCCCTCAACCAAGATACGACCAGCAACCGAAGCTATGTGACTGTACAGTGTTTCTACGGATTGGCGGTCATAAGGCGGGTCAACCAGTACCACATCAACCGAACTGTCTTTTATCTGGGGCAAGCCTGTCCTGACATCGCCCACAAAAACGTCTACATCATCCTCTGTCACCGTAATGGCGGGGTTTTTATTTGCCTTCGTACGCTCCTTATACAGAAGACGCTGGCAGTATCTTGGCGACCTACTCCCTCTCTCCATCATCTTATCAAGTACACCCGGAGACTTAATTGTACGAAGTGACCTCTCTGATAAACCTATAAGTATGTCTGGATTATCCCGTAAATAAGGGTGTTTCGTCCAATCCTCCGCACCTGTGTCCACCTGTCCATTTTGGACAGTTTTGTCTGCTAAATCCCGCCGTACAGAGCCGACCGTCGTAGGTGATACACCCAACATCTTAGCAATCTGTCTATCAGACAATTCGGGAGCAACCCGCAATTTCTCGGCAATCTGACGTCTTTTCTCACTTTGCGTAGGCGGTTTTATCTGCTTACGCACTTTATCACCTCCTCATTTTATATGTAAGCCGATTAAGATTTTATCATAAATCAGATTATAAATAAACAACAAAGGTGTGCCTCTCCAAATATGTATCAAAAGTGGAAGATGGAGGTCACCAAGATGGATAAGAAAAGAGACAGGTTTATAGCACATTTAGCACAGATGATTGAGAAGTACGGTAATGAAGTACTAAACGAAATAGAAAATAAAAAAGTTGAGGATGAAGACAATTAAAAATTGAACGTTTTATCAGGACTACCCATGATGGGTAGTTCTTTTTTATATCCACAATGGCGGTGCTTATGGTATAATTACCATACGAAGGACGGTGATAACAATGGAAGATACAAAGAGAGCCGTTGCGTATGTGAGAGTTTCAACAGATATGCAGGTAGACGGCTACTCTCTTGACGCTCAGAAGGCGTCGATAGAAAGATATGCAAGAGCACATGATATAGAAATTGTGAAAGTGTATAAGGACGAAGGTAGGTCTGGTAAGTCCATCGCTGGGCGTGAAGCTTTTATCAGTATGCTTAACGATATAGAGTCTGGTGCTGTAACAGTAGATTATATAATAGTTTACAAGCTTTCCCGCTTCGGGCGTAATTCGGCCGATGTACTAAACTCTCTGCAACGGATACAACTTCATAATGTAAATTTAATCTGTGCTGATGAAGGATTAAACTCAGCACACGCCTACTCAAAGCTTATGTTAACAGTTTTATCCGCAGTAGCCGAGCTCGAGCGTGATAATATAGTAGAACAGACTATGTCTGGTCGTAAACAAAAAGCCAGTGAAGGTAAGTGGAATGGAGGTTTCCCGCCCTACGGATACGGAATAAACGAGGACGATATTTTAGTAATCAATGATAAAGAAGCAGAAGCCATACGCATTATTTATAAGAAGTACTTAGAGGGTCTTGGGTTCAACGCAATATCAAAATATCTTAAGCGTCAGGGTATAGATAAAATACCTCGCAAAAACGGAACTCTTACACAATGGAGTGCCAAGCTAATCAAAGACATCATCGACAACCCAGTATATTGCGGGAAAATCGCTTACGGACGACGTACAAAGAAAAAGAAGAAAGGTACAGACAACGAGTACCAGACAGTAAAGCAAGTAAAGGACGCCTACATAATTGCTCAGGGAAAACATGAGCCAATTATATCTGAAGAAGATTGGATTAAAGCTCAACAACGCAGAGAGGAAACAGGAGTAGCCTCCCCATCTTCTATCGGGCGCAACAGAGTACACCTATTATCGGGGATACTCCGCTGTCCAGAGTGTGGCGGTCCAATGTATACCAACAAAAATGCGTGGGTGCGTAAAGACGGAACACCAGTGGAGCGCCACTATTATGTATGCTCCCGTGCCTATCACGCAAGAGGAATAGATTGCAAGTACAAGGCGAGCCTGCGAGAGGATGTTATTGAGCAAGATGTAATCAAAGCAATAAAGACTTTATCGGCAGACCAAGGCTTTGAGGATGAAGTAAAAGCCAAGATAGGTAAAACCTTTGATACAGCGGAAATTGATAAAGAGTTGACTCAGTACGAAAAAGCACTTAAACAGGCAACAGCAGTAAAAGATACATTAGAGCGTGAAATAGATACGCTACCTTACGATGCACCTCACAGAGACAGAAAGTTGCAAGACCTTAACAAGCGATTAGATAAAGCCTATGACGACCTCATCGAGGTTGAGCAACTTATAGACGACTTAAAAATGCGTCGTGCAGCAATCAGGTCTAATGCTTTATCGGTAGAGCAGATATACACTCTGCTTGAGCATTTCGACCTCCTCTTTGATAAATTAACAGCTGAGGAAAAACGACAGGTAATATCAGCATTAGTAAAAGAGGTTGAGGTTACTAAAGAGCCGTCTGGCAGAAAAAAGAGCGACATCAAGAGTCGTTTGAGGTCTATAACCTTTAATTTCCCAATATACTACGACGGTAATGTTGGCGATAAACTTTTGTGGGAAAAAGATACGCACGTTGAGTGCATAGTTCAGATAAAACGTGCTGAAAGCCGCATGAAATAAGGCTTTGCGGGGATTTAGATGAGCGGTCTTTGAAAGGAAAATAGGATGATAAAACGCTGATAAAAATGGTTTTTCAATCAGTCAAATATCAATGAGAGCTTTAATCATATCCATGGTTAAGCATTAAATAATGCGACTGCTTATCGTGATAAAGAAGAATGGTGGTGTAGTACATGTTGAGGAACATGATTGATAAGTTAAAGAAGCATTCTCGGGAACTAAAAAAAGAAATTTCAGCCTTATACCTTGCGTGTAAAAAAAAGAATGTTCCCTGGTATGTAAAGGCTATTGCTGCAGTTGTTGTTGCATACGCCTTAAGTCCTGTGGACCTGATCCCTGATTTCATACCTGTATTAGGTTATCTTGATGATTTAGTCCTTATACCACTTGGAATAACAATAGCAATCAAGCTTATTCCACAGTCAGTAATGGAGGAATGCCGGAGGGAAGCAGGGGGCTTATTTAAGGATGGTAAGCCCCGTAATTGGAAGGCTGGAGCAGTTATTATACTCATTTGGATTATTTTGCTATGGGTGATAGTTTCAAAGGTGTTTTCTTTTGAATTGCCTATAGATAATAATACGGCATTAAAGTTTTTACTGCTTTTCACAGGCAGTTTTCTTGCTGCTGCCATATCAGGCGCAGCAGGTTTTGGAGGTGCACTACTGCTTTTACCCCTCTTATCGAAAACAATCGGTACAACAATGGCTGTTCCAGTTCTTACAGTAGCACAGTTAATTGGCAACCTGTCCAGAGCCTTTTTTGGGTTTAAACAAATCAAATGGAAGCCTGTATTAATGTTTATATTAGGTGCAGTGCCAATGAGTATTTTAGGAGCATTTTCTTTCGTAAAAGTACCAAAGGAAATTATAACAAGGGGAATTGGCTTAGCAATCATAGTTTTTGTTATTTTAAAATATTTTAAGGTGCTTAAATTTGAACCCAGTGACAGAACGATGTTCGTTGGTGGTGCAGTAACAGGATTAATTTCAGGGCTTGTTGGCAGTGCAGGACCGATTGGTGCAGCATTGTTCCTTTCACTGAACCTTCCGCCTGTGTCGTATATTGCAAGTGAAGCAGTCACAGCAATCGCTATGCATATTTCAAAGACAATTGTTTATCAAAAGTACCTTGGTATTGGACTGTATGCTCTTGGCATTGGGCTTTTCATGGGTGTTGCTATGATTGCAGGTACATGGGCTGGAAAAAAAGTGATTGACAAAATGTCCATAGAAAAATTTGTAAAGTTTGTTGGTGTCCTTCTGGCAGTTATCGGACTTCAAATGCTGATTTTTGGGTAATACAAATTTCTTTTAGATGTTGCGATCGATTTTGCAAAGTTACAAAGTACAAAGGCAAGTGCTTAATTATGCTTGTCTTATATATGACAAAAACTAAATAAAGAATCCCCATTAGCAAATTAGCGGTGGCATCTTAGAAATAAGGTGCTGCCGCTTTTTTTATGCCCTTTTTTAGGGTGAAAAATCACAAACGATTGGAGGAAATCAAATGTCAAACATCAAGCAAACCATCAAGTTTTTCAGTCCCCTATCGATTACAGCGTACCCTTCTAATGAATATGGCGGATGCGGCGCGGACGATCTGCCTGAAGAATTGTCTCCGTCGGAGGCGGTGTATTACATGGATGAAATCCTTGCCGCCATCGAAAAAGAAAAGCTGCCCAGCGAAGGTGACCGTGGTCTGATGGTTTACTTCTACGACGACCAGGAGCTGTCTGAAAAAGTCTACAGCCTCCACCCGACAGTTGAAGAATGGAACGGTAAGCTGTGGGGCGTAATGGTAGCAGAGGCTTATGGCGAGCTGACCGAAGCGGAAACAGCCAAGCTGCTTGACTTTGCCGTTGGTCAAATGTCTGACGGCTGGGGCGAGGGGTTTGAGCAGCGTCCCATTAAAACATGTGACGGTGAAATCTTCGTCAGTTTCTGGAACAGTGAGGACTTTTTTATCAAGCCGGAACAGGAGCTGAAGCAGGGAGCTGAACAAAACTTCAACGAACAGACGATGGGAGGAATGTAACATGCCCAATCATATCACAAACATACTTACCGCATATGGTGATAAGGAAAAAGTCAGGGCAATGTTTGAAGCCATTAAAAATGATGAGATTGGAACGGGAAGCATTGACTTCAATAAAATTACACCGATGCCGGAACACATCTACAGGGGGGATCTGGGCAGAGAGGAAATAGAAAAGTACGGCGCTGAAAACTGCTGGTACGACTGGAGCATAAAAAATTGGGGAACCAAATGGAACAGCTATGGTTATGACGAACATACCGCAGAGAATTTTGATGGCAGCACGGTAAAATTTTTAACCGCATGGAGCAGTATCAACGGACTAATAAAAAAGCTTTCCACTATGTTTCCGGATATCTGTTTCGACTACAAATGGGCGGACGAGGACTTTGGCTATAATACCGGCAAGGCAGAGTTTAAAGGCGGCAAAACCCTGAGTTATTTTACACCAGAAGGCGGTTCTGCCGAGGCGCTTGAGCTGGCGGCAAGTATTCTCGATATAGACCTTGCCGAAGCAGGATATCTCTACAATGAAAGCACCGGCGAATATGAATATGTGGAAGATGAGCCGGATGAAATTCCTAAGATGGGCGGTGTGTAGAAATGCATGCCGCTATTTTTTTATGAAAGGCAAACGAGCATAAGGCGCTAACTTACGAGGCAGCGTCTTTTTTGTTGCCGGAAAGGAGCTGAACTATGAACACAGACACAAAAACACAGGAGAAAAAAACCGGCAGCGATCCTGCGACACCAAGAAAAATTCACAATGTACCCTTGCCAAAAGACACAGAGCGCTGCAAAGGCTGTCCCTATCCTGGTGTCGGCTTTATCTGCTGGAGTACAGACGGGAGCTGTATGCGGACCGATATGGACAGGATCAGCAGGATGAGGAGGTGATGACTGATTGAACAGCATTATCAGCTGGGTCGGCGGCAAAAAGGCCCTGCGCTCCCTTATCTACCAGCGGATGCCCAAGGAGTATGGGCGGTACATCGAAGTCTTCGGCGGAGGCGGTTGGGTACTATTCGGCAGGAAGCCGGATACAAGCATGGAGGTCTATAATGACTACAACACCGACCTTGCCAACCTGTTCCGCTGCGTCAAGGAGCGTCCTCTTGCCCTGCTCAAGGAGTTGAATTTCCTGCCCCTAAACGGCAGGGACGAATTCAACGTCCTCAAAAAATATCTTGAAAAGGAGGAATTCACCAGCGAATACCTGCGGGAGGAATTGGAACTGGCGGAGAACTGTCTGTCCCCGCCACAGTTTGAGGAAATCAAATCGATCCTCATTGAAAACGCGACCATGTCGGACGTAAAACGCGCCGCCGCCTTCTTCAAGCTGATCCGCTACAGCTACGGCAGCGGCTGCACCTCATATAGCTGCCAGCCCTTTGATATCCGGAAAACCTTCCACCTTATATGGTCGGGAAGCCGCAGGCTTAAGGATACGGTCATCGAGAATAAAGACTTTGAGGCGTTGATCCTTCAATACGACAGGGACAACG